ATTCTGGCATTCAAGGGAGAGGATGGAAAGATGGTCTTTGCAAGAGCAGTCAAGGGACTGCCGTCAAAGCCTTATCTGGAAGAAGCATATAGAGAAAACTCCGAAAGAGTGATAAAGGATTTCGGAGATGAACTCTCAGCAGCAGTCGAGAAATTCGTAAACAAGAACTTCAAATAACAATGACAGACTATCGGGTACAACTGATCAAGACAGTGGAGGATGCTGTGCCGGAACTTCGGGACAAGATCCAAGCTGGTGCAGTGGATGCAGGAACGCCAGCACCCTTTGCTACATTCTCAACTCCGGAAGAGAAGCCGATACGCACCAAGAACGGAATTGTCGGATATGACATAATCTTTGAGGTGGCGGTCTACGACAAAAGGGTATCGGGAGCAGAGCAACTGCGACACAAGGTACTGGCTGCTCTTGAAGGGCTGCAGATTGAAAACAAACGATGCTGGTACAAGTCATATACCACCGATTACTATCCGGAATATGACCTGCATTCTGCTGTACTCACATTCAGAATAATCTAACAATCAACAAATAACATCATGGCAAGCGAAAGAAAAGTCATACAGGGTGAGGACATCATCATCGTCATTGACGGGAAGCCTACCCTACACGCAACCACGCACTCTCTCAAGGTGGATCTGGAGCTCAAGGAACTACGCACCAAGAACACCAACGGGAAAGAGAAATGTGCCGGAGATATCAGCTGGTCGGCTGATGGAGACGGCCTCGTAGTCATCGATCCGGAAATCACTGAACACCTCACAGCAGAGGAAGTGCTGGATCTCGTACTCTCAAAGACTGAAGTGGAGGTAATGCTCAAAGCTCCATTGCAGGGACTCACAAAGAACTACAAGGGAAAGGGATTTGTCACATCATTCTCCCTCTCCACTCCTGCCGGAGACAACTCTACTTACAACTATTCTATAACAGGCAGTGGCGACCTTGCTGCTGCGACTAAGGCTTAAAGAACATGGCAGAGATAACCATCAACGGAAAAACATATCCGATCCACTTCGGACTGCGTGCCATCAACGAGCATGCAAAGAACACAAAGTTCTCATTCGAGCAGATGACTACCTCCGGAGATGCCCTCGCATCGCTGGACGACATCGTGGGGCTCATACATACCGGACTCAACGAGGGTGCTCGCAAAGCAGGAATCGAAGAGAGACTCACCATCACCGAGGTCTGGGACATGTGTGAGGAAGATCCAAAGGCAATCCTTGTGGCAGCGGACATCTTCCAGCAGAGCATCAATGTCTGCTTGGAGAAACTCGGAGAGTCGGTTGAAAAAAACTGATCCAGCCCGACAGTGACCCTCGCCAGAGACTCACCTACGAGAGACTCTACTCCATCGCTGTCGGGCAGATGGGGATAAGGCCATGCGACTTCGAAGACATGACCTTTGCACAGTACTGCTGGGCTGTATACGGATGGTCACAGCAGCAGATCCAAAGGCAGAGGCAGGAATGGGAACGAGCCAGATGGCAGACTTGGATTCTGACCAGCATCCAGCTTGAAAAGAAAGACAGGAAGCCGATGGACGAGATGTTCCCTCTGCCTTGGGACAAAGACTCATGTCCACAGCAGCCAGCGGATTTGTCTCTTGAAGAGAGAAGACGCAGAGCCACAGAAATGCTTAATAAATCAGAACAATGAGACACCTCTTTACTTTTGCCATACTCTTCTTTGCGGTAGCCTCCTGCTCACCGTTGCGTAAAGTACAGCAGACACAGCATCGTCAGACGGAGCTGTCTGACTCACTGCTTACGCATCTGGTGAGGGAGGAGGTGTCCCGTTCTCTGCAGAACTTCAGACAGGTCGAAGTGGAGTTTTTCCCTCCTCCGGACACCATCCTGCCTGCACCGGAATCTTTCACGCCTGCTGAAAAATCTTTCATAACCCCTGCTCCAGTGCAGTCTGTCAAGCGAATTGTGGTGACAAGTCTTTCAACGCAGACTGAAAATCTTTCAAACACAGACAGCACATCCACACTCATTCATGAAGAAGCCATACAAGAAGATACCGAAACCAAGACGAGTGAGAAGCCCTCCGAAGGGTTGCACTGGTTTCGAGGAGTGATCATCCTGCTGGGCATGATCCTGCTGCTAATAATCATCATTAAAATTCGAATCTGAAATGTCCAAACTCAAAACACCCATATCCTACTACGGAGGTAAGCAGACAATGCTCAAGCATATCCTCCCACTCATTCCAAAACACACCCTCTATACTGAAGCATTCTGCGGTGGATGTGCCGTCCTCTTTGCCAAGGAGCCAGCAGACTGCGAAGTGATAAACGATGTGAACACCGAACTCGTAAACTTCTACCGCATCGCCAAGACTGACTATCCGGCACTCAAGGCAGAGATCGAGACCACCCTGCATAGTCGTGAGATCCACGCACATGCAAAGCATATCAACCAGCACCCTTCATTCTTCACTCCCATCCAGAGGGCATGGGCTCTGTGGGTATGCTCAAAGTTGGGCTTTGCCTCCATGCTGGACGGGACATTCGGATATGACCGTAACGGCACTACCACCCTCAAGATGAAAAATGCCAAGGATGCATTCACACAGGAACTCTGCGACCGACTGTCAAATGTCACTGTGGAGTGCGAGAACGGAATCAACCTCATACGCAGGTACGACTGCGAGGGAGCGTTCCACTTTGTCGATCCTCCGTATGTCGGCTCCGACTGCGGACACTACAATGGGACATTCAACGAGGAAGATTTCTCTGAACTTCTGGAAACGCTCTCCGAGGTAAAGGGTAAGTTCATGCTCACAATGTTTCCGCATCCGAAGATCGAAGCATATGTGCAGTCGCATGGATGGATAATCCACCGGATCGAACGCACGATCACCGCATCCAAGACATCTCGCAGGAGACAGGAAGAGTGGATCGTAACCAACTACTAAATGCTTGAATATAAGTGCATTATTCTATGCAGATAAAGTCGAATTAACTTGCGTGTTCCAAATAATGTAGCGTACTTAGCACTACAATAAAGAAGCAAGATAAACCCTTAAAACTGAATAGATTATGACACGCAAAGAGACCCTTTTGAAAGAAGTCTACGCCCTCCGCAACCTTATCGCAGAAGTGAAGGGAAAGGAGCAGGAAGACCTTGAGGCACTTGTTCACACTTGGAAGTTCAAGGAAGAGGCAAAACGCTGGAAAGAATACGAGCTCAAGATCAGAATTGAGCAGATGGAAGAACTCCTGCAAATTGCTAAAAGGGATGCAGCCATCAAAAATGCTGCTGAGGACTACTACTTGACTCCAGAAGGTGCTTCTGCAAAGGCTGAGACAGAAGCAGCGATGAAGCGTACCGAAGCCTTGTTCGAAGAGACAAAGGAGCAGGTCATCAGCGACATCAAGGCTGAACTTCAGAAGCATCTCGGAAGCGATTGGAGCATCACAAGGCTCACAGACAGCTACATGGAAATCGGAGTCCTCAATCCCGAAAAGGAGAATGATCTGATCTTCGGACAGACTGCAGAAATCTACTACGAGAGACGCAACTACAAGGGTTGCGAACGCTTCGAGATTAACTTCGGCTCCTGCGGTAGTCACGAGCTCCTGCCACAGCAGACTGCCGGATCATTTGCCAGCTTCTTCATCGGAATCGGAAAACTCCACGCAGACACGTCATTCCTCGCATGGCTCAAGGATATCGCCTTCGGATATGCAGATCGTTGCAAGGAACTCAGAGACGAGTACAACAGTCTGAATGAAAGACTCGAAAACCCACTAAATATCTAAGCCATGATGTACGACCTTATGATAGAACAGTGGAAGGATGACAAATTCGGCTACGAACAAGAGAGAGACAGGCTTCTCAATGCTGGCCAATTCGGAGAGCCCATCAGAATCCTAAACACCAAGATTGACATGTGCAGACAGTTCATTCAGTTCCTCAAAAGATGCGAAAAGCAGGAGATGGAACTTCTTAAAGAATCGGAGGAATAGACATGGATTTCAAACTTCAGAACTTAAGGGATACGGCATATAATCGGCAGGTCTGCGAAGATGCTGTTGAGAAGTACGGCAAGAGGCACTTCAGCTGGAAGATAAAGGACAACGGCATCTGGATCTCGATCAAGGATATGGCCATCGATGAGTACAGGAACTTTTTACATTATTTGAAATAGGATATGAGTACAAGAGCAACGAAGGAATCTCCCTACAAGGTAGGTCAGCAGATTCACATCAATCATCTGCAGGGCGAGGACAACCGCTACGATGGCAGAGAAGGAATCATCATGAAGATTGACGGTATCGGCCAGCTGCATGGTACATGGGGCAGTCTGGCGGTCATTCCGGAGCAGGATGATTTCTATATAATGGATGCTAAAAAATAACAGTTGCAGACATGAGCATTTAAAGAGTCCTGCTCCTTCACAGGGGTAGGACTCCAGTTCATTTATTTATTGTTCCAATCAAAAGTGCAAATGAGTTGAGTTACTCGCCCCATTTACTATTACCGCCACACATGGTGCTTACAACATCAAGGCACAGCACAAGAAAAATGATGACTCCTAACATAACTCAGTTGATTTTGATTAATACTGCAAAGTAAGTGGTAGATTGTGCCAAACCACTACACATACAAAAATACTTGTGAAAATTTCTTGAATTAGTCGCAAAAGTTTGTGGGAATCAAAAAAGTCCGTATATTTGCGACATGATAAAGGATTAGCCGAATGGCTATATTTGGAAAACGAATTAGGTATTCAGCCCCTACTGAATACCTTTTTCTTTTTAATACGAGAAACTAAAGCCGAGGGATGTACTCTCATGTAGCCCAAGTTCGTTTCCATTTTTCCAAATATTAAACGGATAATGTTATCCAAATAATCCTTTATCAACATGAAATGCAAACTTGCTGTTACGGTGAGATTTCAGATTGAAGTCGCCACCACCAAGATTGTCAAGATCAAGTCGCACAAGCGAATTGTCAATGGCAAGACAGTGAAGGTTCGCTCACATTACAGACGCATTAGGGGATGCTAAGTAATTGTGCTCGAATCTTAACCGCTTCTTAGCGGTGTGCCACTTCCCCTCGGTGTTCATAGCAGAGACAATGCCACATCGGTATTGTCTCTGTCTCGTTTAGATCACCTAATTTCCGATTTCTTTCTATATACTGGGACGGTCTTTATACCATTACCCTTAGACTCGTAAGTATAGGTATCTACTAAAACAAAGGTTCCGGATATTTTCTTGCCATCGTAATATACATCTTCTGATGTTATGATCTTGACTACATCATAATCCCATCCTGTGGTATGAGCTAAAGCGGAATCTTTGCTCAAGGTTTGAAAAATCTCAACAGATAAATATGTCTGTTCACTATTAATGTTGTTCTTAAATATTGAACACGAGGAAGTTGCCAGCAATGCAACTATAGAAATAGCACATATAAATAATCTCTTCATATGAATGGGAGTTATGGATTACAAATGTACAGATTTTATTTCAAACCACATAAACTCCAGACTGTAAACTCTGTTTACAATCGGTTTCAGACTGCAACTATACCTTTACCGCAAAGGAAAGGAAATGGCGACATTCGGTCTGAAATATTATGCAGAGTTACGCAGCAAGTACAAGAACATCATCTGGAGAGTGGAGATTGCTGAAAGAGGATACTCCGGATCATCCGAGATGATGACCTTTGCCGGAAACTCACCTCTGCAGATCACTTGGGAGAAGCGTGGAGATGACTTCACCGCACCCGTCAAGGCTTCGGAAGCAAGCATAAAGATCATGTGCTTCGAGAACTTCCACTACCTTTCGCTCTTTACCTCGGACGCACGAAAGTTCAGAGTGTCCATATTCAGAGGAGGCGTTCTCTATTGGAGAGGATTTATCACCGCAGATCTCTATTCAGAATCCTTTACTGCTCCGCCATATGAGGTCACAATCAAGGCTGTTGACGGCTTTAACCTGCTGTCCGGATACATATTCAAAGACCTCATGAATATCGGCACAAAAGGCAGAAAAACCCTCTGGGAACTGCTATCAAAGTGCATAGACCTGCTGGAGCTGGACATGACCGTTTCCGATTGGCTTGACATCTTTGCAGAAGGAATGAACGAGACAACCTCGCCACTCAAACAGACCTGCATTGACCTTGAACGCCTGTACTTTGTGTACGAGAGTCCCACCTACAGAGATGTACTCGAACTCTGTCTGCTTCCCTTTGCTGCCCAGATATTTCAATCCAATGGAGCACTGCACATCCGCAGAGCTGTCGCCTTATATGAAACCTCTCGCCCGTCCACATTCTTCCAGATCGGAGGAGAGTATCCGAGCGGATATGTCACAGTCGATGAGGACAAGACTTTCCTCGCTGCCGACCAAAACTCACTCATAGTGACGACTTCGGCCAGAGAGGTAATGGACGAGATGTGGAACGGCAATCTGAATGTCTTGGGAGAAAGCATCCTCGATATCGCTCCGGCTCTCCGCCATATATCCGTTAACATCAAGAACAAGGAACTCGGAGATCTTATCGGCCAAATGGGATATTACAACCCAGCGAAATGGAATGACACTAACGAGCTGCTGGCATTCAACCTCGACATACCAAACCTCCAGATGAGCGGAGATGACGATCACATGAACATTATCCTCTCCACATCCGGATGCTCGGTAAAGCGATGCAGTTATGCACTCACTTGGGAATTCAACATCTCAACCTACTACCAGACATGGACTGCCGGATCATATTCCAGACCGACACAGAACTATGCAATAAGTGTCTATTATGGGATCAAGGTCGTAGGCACTTCCGAGACATATTACCTCACTGAATCCGGAGATTGGTCTGACACAGAGACCAACCTTGTGACCGAGGTCAAGACCGGAGATGCCCAGACCATGAAGATAGACATCAATGGCATCCCCTGTGACGGAACATGGCACTTTTACATTGTCCAGACTCTCAAGGGGAAGGTTACCAGCTATATCAATCGAGGACAAAGGGTCACTTCCGGATATATGCAGAGAGTCACCTTTTCCAAGATGACTCTCCGGATTGATGCCGGAGAGCTGTATGAGGACGGACTGTCTGAGGAAATTCTCATCAATGCTGCCAACAATACAGATCTGAGTATCAGCCTTCCTATCAGTGACATTCCGGACATTCCAAACGACCACCTGCTGTACTCCCTGTATTACCTGTACACTGACGGAACTCCGACAAGGCTGTGGCACACCAGAGGACGCAGCGACCATGACACACTTATCGGTCATCTGGTCATGCAGGCTCTGCGATTCATGCAGCTCCCAAGCAGGAGGATAACCGGAGACATCTTCACAAAACTGCATGTGGATCTGAATACGGTCATAAAGGACGGAATATTTACCAAGACCGGATACCTCGTTAATTCCATCGAACTGAATGCACTTGACGACACCTATAACAGCGAGTTGGTGGAAATGCCTCGGCTGTTTGAGACAGACACGCCTGCAGCTGGAGACGACTGCATATGCGTAGCTACATTCGACTTCTCGGTCAAGAAGGTCATCCGGTGCATGAACTACATTCTAATACAGACCACCTCTAACCGGATCATCCTCTTTGACTCCATCTCAAGAACACTCCGAGAGGTATTTTCGTCATCCTCCTCTTTCAATCTGTTCTCGGCAGACAACGGATTCATCGTGGAGCAGAACGGCACGTTCCAGTATATGGATCACAGAGGAATAATCCAGAGGACTCTCACTACAGACGATTATGATACGGGACTCTATAATGGCTGGGCTACATTCATGGATGGATACTTTGTACTTCTGTACAAGACTGCCAGAGTAGGAGCAAACTACACTGCCCCATATGTCTATCTCACAAGGCCAGAAATAAATACCTCCGGCAGTTACAGCAGGACGGGCACTGCAACCTACGACAGTAAGTCATACGCTGTCCTCAACGGAACTGCCCAATCTGTATGCAGAGGCGAGAATGCCATTGTGATCAATCTCACCAACGGTGAAAGTCACATATGCGATACCAGACTCTACCGGATCGGAGGGCACGACCTCGTGGG